CTTGTTGAGTGTGGTAGCGCTATAACAATGTGGCGCGTTATGGCGCTCTGTCGAAACGGCGTGTACAAATGCAGCCGGAAGTTGTAAGTTATTCGTTATCTGCATTTTCTGCCCCCTCGGTCTTTTTGTCCTCGTCGTATTTCTGTACGGTGATAAGCCAGCAATCGCCCTCTTTGGTGGCGGCTGTTACTTCCCAATGGCGGCCGCTGCCGTATGCGTCGAGCAGCTTTTCCGCTATGTCCTGCAATTCACTAATTTTCATTTCCTCACCTCGAAAATAGTTTTTTTTGGCGTCTTGGTGGCCACCGTTTCGCCGATAGATACGGGCGGGAATTGAACCCGCCAGCGCCCCGAGCAAGTAAGAGGGCGTCGCGCCTGCCGTACCAAATTACACGCAGCCTCTTGCTTTTAGCTGCTCTATTGCCTCGTTTCCGCTATGGGCGACAATCGCTACGCCGCCTTTTGCGTTTATGTCGTCTATGCGCAATTTCTGCGCGTCCGACAATCTGCCGCCAACCGGGCGCTTGCACTCGATAGCGCAGAAACGCCCGCGTTTGTCGTAGCCCTCAAAGTCGAGCGTGCCGGCCTCGGCGGTCTTAATAAAGCGGTTGCCGGTCTTAAAGCAGCCCGTATTTATGCGCTGCAATTTAATGCCGGTCGCCTTGATAATGGCTTTGACTTCCTGCACGACTTCGGCCTCGCTGATGTGCTTTAATGCCTCGTTAGTCATTAGCGGCCTCGCTAACTGTTAGATTTTTTGCTTTGCTTTCGTACCCCTCGGCAGCGTGCGCGTAGAATGTGCGCAAGGCGTTGTCGCTGGTGTGAGCGGCTGCGCGCTCCATGATGTTTTTTTGCAGAATTAAATACTCGTAGGCGGTCATAACTTTTCCCCTCGACAATAAAAAAACCCGCTACCTTGTGTGCATGAGGTAGCGGGCTTTTATTGTCCGTCGATTTCTCAACGGCTCAGTTATGCACACTAAAACTCAACCGTTGAGGCGAGCGTTTAATATTTCCGCTCGTCAAGTTAAGTTAAAGTTACACCTAAAAATTAAGAATGTCAAGCGCAAAATGATTTTTTATTAAGATTTTTTTAATATTTTTCGCGCTTGACACTTTTTGCAATTTCGCCGATATTCTGCCCGCTATGAAAACAATCAAACACAAATCTCTCTTGCCGGCCTACTTGGTAGGTCTTGCCGCTGGGAAGTATACGCTCGCGCAGGCTGCGGACGCGTGCGGCTACTCCGTCGTAAGAATGTGCCAATTAAAAAAGTTATACATAGCCGAGGGCTTGTCTTGCCTCGACAATAAAAATATCGGACACGCCCCGAGCAATAAAACGCCCGAGCCGGTCAAACGCCGCATAGTCGCGCTTTACGCGTCGCCAGCTTATGCGGGAATTAATTTTAAGTATTTCGGTGAGTGCCTCGAGCACTACGAGGGCGTGAGCGTGAGTTATACGACGCTCCGGGCAATTATGAGCGAGTACGGAATTAAAAGCCCCGAGGCGCATAAAATCAAAAAGCAGAAAGTACACCGGCCGCGCGTGCGCCGTTTCAACCTCGGCGACTTGCTCCAAATCGACGGGACGCCGTACGCGTGGTTTGAGCGTTTCGGGAATAATAAGCGCTATTGCATGGCCGGAGCAATCGACGACGCTACAAGCCGGATAACGGCGCTATATATAACCGAGTTCGAGTGCCTTTACGGCTACCTCGAAATAATGCGCCGCACTATCCAGCGCTACGGCGTGCCGCGCGAGGTGTATTCGGATCGCGCCGCTATTTTCTGCGTAACTCCAAAAAACAAAAAAAATCTCACACAATGGGAGCAGCTCGCTGGGCTCCACGACAAGCGCACACAATGGCAGCGCATACTCGACGAGTTAGGCGTGCGTCAAATCCTCGCATGGTCGCCCGAGGCTAAGGGACGCGTCGAGCGTATGTGGCTAACCTTGCAGCGCAGGCTACCTACGGAGTTTTACCGCGCCGGCTGCGATACTGTCGAGGCCGCTAACGCGTTTCTCGTTGATTACGTGGAGCGGTTTAATAAACAATTCGCCGTCGAGCCTATGCGCCCGGAGTCGTTTTTTCTGCCTTGCCTCGTAAATCTTGATGTAGTGCTAACGGCGCAAATACCGCGCCGTACCGACGCCCGCGGCTGTATCTCGTTTCACTCGTACAAGTTCGCAATAGAGGCGCCGCGCGTATGCTGCCGCGACTGTGTGCTCCACGTTTCCGAGGGCGGTATATACGCGCGCTTTCCGGGCGACGAGCATTTCTACCCCGTGCGGCTGCTCGACGAGCTGCGCGCAGGGCTTGGCGAAACAATGCCGCAAGTTGTCGCCGATATAATCTACCGGTATATGTTCGCGTACGCTAAAGAGGTGAGCGCGTAGTCAAATCTAGGGCGCGGGTGGGCGCTTTAGCGCAGCGTGTAAACGCTATATATAATTCACTCCTATTCATTTCTATTCATTTCATTTCTATTCTATTCAGAAGAGCGAAATTGAGCGACTTCGAGCGAAACAAAGCGAAATATAGCAAAATGTAGCGACTTGTAGCGAAAACGAGCGAAACGTAGCGAAAGTGAGCGAAACGCCGTTTTCTGTCTACTAGTCTACTTTTGTAGACACTTTGAGAATAATTAAAAGTCATATTTTACGTGGGAGTGTAGAGAAACGTACAATAAATAAATAGAATTGTACAACGCTTGACAATAAAATATCACGTTTTCGTGAGATAATATCGCGCGAGTTTTTCGTAGGCTTTCCGCTTTTGCGCGTAGATTGCTGCGGGTGTGATGTGGTAGCGGTCGGCGAGTTCCTTGTAGAGTGCGCCGTCTGCGTACAGTAAAACGAGTTCGCGCTCGTGGGAAGTGAGCGGCGAATGTGATAAAAACGCGGCGAAGTCGTCGCGCGAGCTGGTGTAAATAAGCCGGGTTATAAAAGCCACGGCGGGTGTTTTGTGTCCTCTCATATTGTCATTATCGGCGCGGCGTGATAATTTTAGCATGAGGTCGCAAAATGAAAAAATACGCTTTTATTCTGTTGTGTTTTCTTTTCGCGCTGGTGTCCTGCGCAAGTGATAACGTGGAGCCGGAGCCGGTTAAAAAGCCCGCTCCGATTATTGAAATAACGGCTACAAAGTCCGGGGCGTGTTTAGTGTCCTGCTCGTACTCGGGTAAAGATTGGTTATTTATAAAGGGCGTAGAGTTCCGTAACGCCAGCGGCGACACTAAACGCGTGATGTTTAAGGAAGTGCGCCGCCGCGTAATTTCGGGCGGAAAAGTGTCGGAGTTTGCGACGTTTGGCGTAGCATACGGCGACGAGTTCCTCGCGTGGTGTGGTGAGGAAGTCGAGGCGCGGGCGCTGGCAGATTGGCCGCAAGAGTTCGGCACGGTAAAAATAAATAATTAGCCCGCCGATATTCTTAGAGTCCCGCCGCTGTTCCATGCGCGGCCGACTACGTGCGGATCGTAAGTAGGCAAGCCGTCTATATTCATAATTAGGGCGTTATTCTGTACATATTCAATCCAATACGGATAATAGAGTTCGTATACTGTTATAACAGCACTTCCCATACGTTCATATATTAATACTCCGTCTGTTTGTACACTTTCATTATATACATATATATCGGAGTTAGTCGCTCTTCCCTCGTTTATTTGAATATATATTTTAGAATACAATACTCCATTAAGATTAAAATATACGTTTTCTCCGTATAACCCGCTTGTATTACCGTTATAATTATAATTATATCCGTATTTATCTATTAAGTATTGGTAAAATTCGTCTTTTTGTGATGTTTCGTATTTTAGTATTGTATATCTAATCGTATCCCACGCAATTTTAAAAATCCCACAATCGAGCAACCCCGAGAAAAACCCGTCGCGGAAAGTGCCGCCGGTTGCGTTGAGGTTTACAAAGTCGGCTTTTCCTGCGTGGTCGATAGCCCAGCCGAGCGAGCCGTAAGCGGTAATATTTCCGTTACTGTCTATTGTTCCGTTGTAATTTGCGGATTTTATAACGCCTTTGTCTTTTACAGTTACACTCGAGGCGAGCAAGTTTTCAACCTCAATTAATGCGGCTTTTATTTTATTTTCATTATTAATAATTACGTCGGCGCCTATATATATGTTGTCGGCTGCAATTTTTATTTGTGTTGCTGTTAAGTCTATCTGCGAGGCTATAAGCCCAGCGGCTACGGCGTCGTCCCATAATGCCTTAACGGCAGCGCTCGAGGCGTTGCCCTTTATTCCGTAGTAGGCGGTATTTTCTACGAGTCCGTAAACGGCGTTTACTTTCGCCTCGGTCGAGGCTGCTATAAGCTGCTGGCGCTTTGTAGCGTCTATCATAACCGGCAAGTTAAGACTAAGGCTCATTTGTCCCGTAGCGCCGCCGCCCTCTACAAGCGCCGTAACGCTGCCCGCTTGTATGTCGATAAGTCCGACGAGTTCGCGCTCCATGTCCTGCACTTGCAAGAGGATTTCGTCCTCGCTTATGGAAATACTAGCCGATTGGTTGCGGGCGTCGTCGTCCATGCGTGCTATTATTTCCTCGAGTGTATCGGTTACCGGGCGCACGTTGTAAATGTTAGTAAAGCGGTAGCCGTTTTGTATTGTGTCTACGGCAGCCTGCACGTTGTCTACGGTAATACCGGCTACGGCCTCGTCGAGTTCGTCGTGTGTTACGGCGTCCGGCGGGATCTCGCCCGCGGCTGGTGTCGGTGTATTGTTTACAAGTGGAATATATGCGGGTATTGTGCCCGGGTTATATATTGCCTCGTTGTATTCCTGCAAATCGAGATTAATGCCGCCCTCGGCGCGTGCAATACGTGTAATAACGTATTCGTGAGTAATGAGAGAGAATTCGCCGTCGTTATCCAGCTCGCCGAACGAGGCAACGTTTCCCGCCGCTGGTGCCGGGTTGCTTGCGCTGTATGTGGTGAGCACGTCCAGCTCGCGAGTTGTACCGGTGCCGTCTACCTTTAGGGCAACGGGTACCGCTCCGTTTGCGTTTACGGTGTTAATAACAATGCCGTAGAGTTTGAGCGGGTCTGTAAATGTAACGCTTTGTTTAAGCGTGATTTTTTTTAAGAGTCCGTTTTGATATGTTACGCTCTCGATTATTGTGTCCTGCGCGTCGCGGTTAATACTTGGGTCTTGTATTGCAATCTTAGCGTATGGCGTGAAGTATACGCCCTCGTAGCCGATTTTGAGCGTAGTTGTTACCGGGCGCAGCTCGTCTATTGCCATGAGGCGGCGGCCGTATTTTACCACTTGCGCGTGGCGTGTAATGCCGGTAGCGTTGATTTCTTTTATTATCGAGTTTTCGTCGATTGTTACCGGCCGCCCGTTTTCAAGTCGTACTACGGTGTATGTATTCTCTTTGAATGTGTCCCCGGCGCTTTCAATATACTTTATGCGCAGCGCGTCTACACGGCGGGCGAATGTCTTTTTATTAGTGAGGCTAATAATATTTTGTGGATTGTATACGGCGAGCGCATTTTCCTGCACTTGGTCTATTGCTACGCTACGACGCCCGTAAATGTCCTTGTAAAATGCGCAGCCGCAAACGTCGGCTATTATTTGGAGTGTCGCGTCTTTTTTCTGATTTTGCGTAATAATATAATCAAAATATAAATCGTTGTTTTCGCAATACTCGTACAACGCGCCGAACGCGTCGAGGTCGATTTCCGAGTCGTCGTAACGGCTCGCCGGGTGCGTGTCGCTGGTGAGGATTTCGAGCGCGATTGCGGCGGGGTTGCGTGTCGGGCTTTTGCCCTCACTCCATGAGCTGCCGTTCCATGTGCGAGCTGTGCTGGTTGCTATTATGTTTATCTGTGAGAGTTTTTTCTCATTTGCTTTCGTTGCTTTTAATTTAATACCAATAATGCAGCTTTTCGCGCGCTCGCGTGCCTCTACGTTAAGACACGGTACAAGCCCAGCCGCGCCGCCGTCATTGAGTACGCCAGCCGGAGCCGAGGATTTGAGCGGGTCGAATACTTTTGCTTGATAATAATATACGTAACAATCGGAGCGTATTTTATCGCTTTCCGCTACGTCGAGGCGTACCTTAACCATAATGTTTGATTGTCCGGCTCTTTTAAGTGCTACATAATGCGAATAACCAAACTCAAAAAGAATAAAAGCGCGTAAAGAGTCTGTCCTATTTTCTAACCAATTACGCTCGGTCATATATACCCAGTTTACACCACCGTCGAGCGAGTAATAAAAATAAAGATTTGCGGCTACGGCCTCGCGATCGCCGTCGTCTTTATATTTATAGAGGCCGTACGGAAAATTGTAGCTGATTTCTAGTAGTTGTGTATTCGGATCAAGTGTTAATATTGTGTCCTCGGCGTCCCCTCTGTCTACCTTATAAGCCGGCGATATTTCACTATTAACAACGCTCGAAACGGTCTTAACGTTTAATTCTGTAAGCGTTTGAAACGGGCTGCCGTCCTGCCGTATTTCTATTTGTCCCGAGGCAAACACGCCCATATTAATATTATATACGCCCGTCTGTGGAATATTGCCGCCGAGCGTTAATATATTTGTGTCGCCAATTCCCAGCTTTTCTAATACAATGCCATTAAAGCCGCCCTCGAGAATATTGTATACATATTGGTCTTTGCCGTATGAGCCCGCAATCTTATAATGAGGCTGTGAAAATAAATACGGCGTGAGGAAGTTTCGCCCGCAGATGTACGGCTGCGATTTGCCGGTCGCTATTGTGTTCGTAGCGCCGCGTAAAAATGGCAGATTTTCTATAGCGGGTTGATTTGTCATTTTTTTTAACTTCTCGATTTCGCGATCTGCCTCTTCGGCCTCTTTTTTCGCTTTCGCTGCAAGCTGTGCCGGCTGTATTAAAAAGCCGAACGGTATAATAAAAGTCGCTACCCACCACGGCGTATCGGTCAAATCTGCCGGTATCTGTCGCAGCGTTACGACGTCGCCGTCTTGTATAATTGTGTCGGGCTCTGCAATTCTGCCGTTTATTATGAGCACGGCGTTTTCAAAGTCTACGCCCGGAAAGTTACGGCGCGCGCTGCGTCCTGCCTCTATGTCTACGAGTTCGGCGTTGTTTTTAAGTGTCTTAATTAAATTCGCTTTCATTTTATAACCTCATAATAACGGATTGGATTTAACGCGCGTATGTGCGTAACGCGGCAGCCTTTGGCGGTGATGTGGAGCGCGAGCGTAGATGTTACCATGTAGGCAACGTGCAAATTTTCGCCGGTCTTACATTCCGCAACGGCGCCAGCTTTCGGCGCGTTTATTTCCCTTATGTTGTTATAGTCATTTATGTACGGCAGCTCTGCGCCGACGGGTAGGTGTTCGTATTTTTGGAATGGGTCTTTTAATGGAGTTCCCGCACGCCTGCAACATTCCAGCACGAGGCCGTAACAATCGTAGCCGCCGTCGCCTCTGCCGTGTGGTTTATACGCTGCGCCGAGTAGGTCGTCGTATTTAATCACGCGTTCCCCCGGTTGTTATAATTGTTATATATGAGCGCCGGAAACGTCATATTTCCCCGGTCGTCGCCGTTTAATTTAATTTCAAACTTTACGCCGTCCCATGTAGCCTCGCCGTAGTTATGGCGGTACGTTTCGAGCTGTACAATTTCGCCGCCGCGATATACGCCTATGAGGTCGCAATTAAAAACGCGGTTTCGGTTGATGTAGTTTAAGAGTTCGGGCTTGTCGAATATGTCGCACGCGAGCGTAGCGTCGCCGTTTGTGCTCGGCTGGTATTCAAACGAGGCAGCCGCGAAAACGTGGCCGCCGTAGGTGAGGTTTTCGTTATCGTTTATAATGTAGATGTGTGTATCGTCGTCGTAGATGTGTAAGAGAAACGGCAAATTAAAAAGCCCGCCCTCGGTAAGTTCCTTAAATACGCCCATAACTTAACACTCCTCGAGCGTAAGCGAGATTTCCTTAAACGCTTGCCCGCTCCAATTTCCGACGAGTACGTAGTAGTCCTTTGTGCCGGTTTTTGTTTCTATGTCGGTTAAGGTGATAGGTACGGAGCCCGAGCCGTTTGTCGTTTCGTTCCAATCGAGAAAGCGCGTAAACTCGGTCTTGCCGTTGCCGTCTTTTATAGCGTCATTGAGGCGCAATAATACGGTGTGGTTTACTTTCTGCGCACTGTTGATTTTGTGATAGATAACACGCCCGCTCTTGTATTTTGTCGCCTCGCGGTTTTCTACTGCCTGCGCGTCGAGTCCGTAAAACTTGCTATTTACATTCTCCGGCCATGCTGCCATATTTCGCCCCCTTATATTCCGTAAAACTCGCCGCCCATGCCTGCACTTGCAGCGTTGAGCCCGCCGTCAAATCGTCCGTTTCGTAGTCCGTCATTTACGCGGGCGTCTATCATAAGTTCGATTTGTCCGCGTGTTATCTGCGGCTGTGCATTAACAAGATTTGCCGCGCTGTTGTTTATTACAACGTTTACGCCGCCAGCTCCCGCAGCGTTGCCCGAGCCGTTTAACATATCCCATAGCGCGCGCTGCTGGCTTGCGTTCATTATCATTTCGCCGTTACGCGCTGCTATGGTCGTATTGTCCGAGCCCATTGTCGCGCCGTTCATGCCGCCGACAACGCCACCGGCTGCAAAGTGTTTTTGTGGCTTTGCGGCCATAATAGAGGCGAGCTGCACGGCTCCGGCAGCGGCTACGAGTGCGCCGGTAATAATTCCGACCACGCCGCCCTGCGCGAGCGCCTGCGTTACGCCGACGGCGGTGTTTGCGGTTGCTGCAAGTA